CGCCACACCCATCGTTTGATCCGGTTGGGTGTATCAAATACTATTGACAATACAATAGGATGATGTTATAATCCTATAACTAACACAGGTTGTTTACTGCTGGGTAATTAGACTCAGTCCAAGACAACCTAAAACATGGTCTTAAAGGCCAAGGAGATAATATATGTCTATTATTAACACACCCACAGTTTCAGCTGAACTCGCTGAAAGCAAATTAAACAAACCCCCAATAGAACCAAAGTCATCGTTAGGTGATTTAGGGGTAAAATGGTTTTATAATGCTGTATTATGTCAGTTGTTAAATACAAGCAATCGTGAATATCAAAGGGAAAGAGTAGCACCAGTTAAGTGGAAGCAGGGTATCATTTCAACTATTCTGAATCCAAACTTTGCAAGAATTCCTCAGGTACATATTCGTGTATTAGTAAAAGAAGATGGCTCTTTGTATTTTGAATTAGTAGACGGACAACAGAGAATGACCGCGATATCAGATTTTATATCTGGTGGATTTCCTTTGGGAGATTTATTGATAGGTGGTATTGATGTGTCTGGGTTGTATTACTCTGAAATTCCATCAAAATTTCAGATTGACATTATGGATTATCGGGTCTCTTGCATTTGGTATGAAAGCTTGGACGATGAGGATGTAGCAAGACTTTTTGTTGATGTTTTGAATAATACAACTAATTTGAACCATCAGGAAAAAAGAAATGCCTTACGTTCACATTTGATTACTTATTGTCGCGATTTAGCGAGACCTGCAAAAGGCGCCAAGACAGTCTTATTGTTTAAACGCTTTATTGAAGATGATAAAGAGTATTTGAAATATTTTAAAGTCAATCTAAAAGGACGAATGGAACTGGACGAATGGATTTTGGAGTGTTGCTACTTTCTGGTACATAGTGCTGAGAAAGGTCTTACTCAAAATAAATTGACAGATTGGGTGAAGGCCACACGCAAAGAAGAATATTCTTCAACTCAAAAATTCTCTAAAGATAAAAAAATGTTTGAAGAATTCTGGGCACACACTTATAAGATTGTGAAATCAGTACCTAAAGAGTACAAAAACAAACTGAATGGTATGACTACTCAGATGCTTTCTTTATATGGATGGGAACTGAAAAAGAAATATGGCAAGATTGATTATGCTCAATATACTAAAGCCTTTTTTGATACTTATTCCCGGTGGAGCAAAACAGGACCTGATGCTTTATATCTCAATGAGACAGAATCAGATGGAACTCAGATGCCTCCTTTCCATGAGCTATTCGGTGGTAAGAATGCTAATGCAATCAAGACAATTTGGAAAGTATTGAATAAGGAATTGGAGAAAGATCCTGACTTTTTTGGTGTTATTGAATTAGATAGTAGAGAAACATTCCCTCAATGGATGATTGAGAAGAAATGGGAAGAGCAGGGTTTCAGAGATGGTTATGATGGTAAGGAGTTGTCAGAAGATAACTTGGCTGGCGACCATGATATTCCTCGCTCTTGGGGAATCAAGGCCGGCGGAGTTACTGAATATGAGAATTTGGTAGTAACATCACAATCTCATAATTTAGCTAAAGGCAATATGTCTGGCCAGGACTACAGAGAGCAATTGGAGTTGGCGGGTATCGTATAGTGGTATTACCTCAGGTTTCCAACCTGATGATGACAGTTCGATTCTGTCTACCCGCTCCATTTAAACCCAGGTAACAGGAGTAAGAAAATGAAATATGAATAGAAATCTGGAAGGCTTGAGCGAGCCTTGCCAGGTGTTGTGAAGTTGTAAAATCGCAATATTAAGGAAAAGACCTACACATATACCGTAGGCAATATATATGAAAAAAATCTAGCAATTATAGGAACATGAACAAGGCTCTGCTTGCACCCGATATCCTCTGATCCTCCCGTTAGTCGAAAGACCCCGCTCCGGCGGGGTTTTTTTGTGCGAGGATCTTTTCTTTTTGATATAAATATTCGTATGAATACAGGTTTTTTAGGTAGGGATGGTTTTATTTGGTTTGTAGGCGTAGTTGAGGATCGACATGATCCCAACAAGCTGGGACGTGTACGAGTACGTTGTTTGGGATATCATACTCACGATAAAGAAGAAATAGCCACAGCAGATTTGCCATGGGCTGAAGTTATGCAACCCGTTGGTGCAAATGCCATTGGGGGTATAGGTGACTCCCCTATTGGAATAGTAGAAGGTTCTTGGGTCGTAGGATTTTTCAGAGATCCTGAACATCTGCAAGAACCTATTATTATGGGAACTCTTCCAGGTAAGAATACTCGTCCCGCTGAGCCCTTAGATAGAATGGGAGTGCATAGAGGAACAGAAAACATATATGGATTTTACGATCCTACCGAATCTCTATCTGACGTTCCTTTTGAACCAGATATATCCACAACGCAGTGTGGGGGACCATGGGGTGAGGGCATCGGAGGAACAGTATCTGCTGGGATCAAAACAACCAAACCTTCAGAAGAAGATTTAAAAATATTAAGTTACAGAGAAATGATGTGGCCTTCAACCGACCTAAAAACACAGACTGCAACAATTAGTTCCCATTCACAAGGATTGTATGATACATTTGGAACTACTAGACGATTAACTATACCTAGACAAAGAGATTCTGGTGAGAATTATGGTGAAGGTTCAAAAACAACAGAATGGAAATGGCATCACAAGCAGGATTCTGGCCATGGCGGCGCAACAGTCGCCGAGGATAAGCCTGGTAAGATTATTAGTACAGGATATCTAGAAGATGGAGATACACGGGATGCGACTTACGGTCCATGGTGGCCTGAAACAAAGGACGCTGAAACCCGTGTGCCATATCCTCGTTTAGAAAAGGTTGCAGTTTCTACATTAACGACCAGACAAACGGAAGAGATTCAATCTTTATTTGATGATGGGGTTTATGGACCAGGTAAAACTACAACACAAGTCGCCTGGCTTGATGAAGTTGTTTTACCTAGAGCAGATACAAACCGCTTGGCTCAAGGTGGGTATGCTATTAGTAACATATCTGCCGGTGGAGTTATAACTCTTAAATCTTATAAGGTTTACCATGGGTTATCGAAGGGTGATAAAGTGCAGGTTGCTGGAGTGATAGGTATGGAAACTCTAAACGGACAAATTTTTAAGCTTTTATCAGCAAGTGGAACTTCACTATCAATAGCGATGCCGGCATCTGAAAAAGGAACGTATGTTCGTGGTGGTGTAGTTTTGCTAGATCCTCATCCAATATTGCGAAATAAGGCTGACATTAGAGAACGACAGATCAATATTGGCGGTGAAGATTTAAATAGTAGGAAGAACTATGAGGAGGATGGTGAGTATCCAGGATATTGGAATCAACCATCGAGCAGATATGCTGCAGAGTATCCATACAATCACGTTTACGAATCTGAGTCAGGCCATGTAAAGGAATTTGACGACACGCCTGGTGCAGAACGTATCCATGAATATCACAGAGCAGGGACTTACTATGAAGTAGATGCCGATGGACACAAGGTAGATTATGTAAAGGGCGACAGATATAACATAAGTGTACATGACGATTATTTATATGTGAAGGGTCATGTTATATGGACAGGAGATAATGATGTTTTAATTGCTGCTAATGAAAAAATGAGTTTGACGTCCAAGTGGCGAATGAAGGTTGCCTCTGGTGGAGATATAGAAGTTTATTCTAAACGCAATTTAAATTTTAGAGCTGATGGAGATATTAATATGGTAGCTGGTGGTCATATTAACATCGAAGGAGAATGTACTAAAGAATCTGATAACTCTTGGAAATACGGTGCAGGTTCACGAGATGCAGAAAATCCATCAAGAATTAGTATGACAGCTGGGACAATGGAATTTTTTGTACCATCACCAGAAGTAGATGAATTAGCTAACAGTAGTCGTGGTAGAATAGATTTTAATGCTCATCATAGGATTTCTATGAAAGTTCACGACGGCTTTATTACTAGACAAGCCGCAGGTGAGAGTGCTATTATTGATTCGGCCCCAGACTTAGGAATACATTTTAATTCTCCAAGTGCGAACGAACATCTTCCGGAGGATGGTTTCTTAGCAGTTGGAAAAGAAGCCGGCGGTCAAAGTGATGTTATCGGTATAGGACAAGGATATGGAGAAGAAGGTGAGAGAGGTAAACGACATATTGAATATATACGAGATGTATTAACTTATACAACAGGTCAGGGAGCTGGACTAGGTATAGATGAAAAGACTGGAGATAATATCAGAAAGTTGAGGAAAGATTAATGCCAGGCGCACACAGAAATTTACATTTAAGAAATTGTGGAGCTACTACTATTGTAGAGGGACAAGAAAATGTATGGGTCAATGATGAGTTATGGGCTGTAGAAGAAGATCCCAACTCTCATGGTGGTGGTGGACTAATTTCATTAACGGCAGGCGTATACATCAATGATAAGAAGGTTGTTAATAACACTCCCGATGAAGCTTACCCTGATGGCGCTGGTCATGTTTGCCCATCTACAGCAGAAGGATCTGAGAATGTATTTGCGGGAGACGAGGAGGAGTCGACCAGTAGTGGCTCCGGAAGCGATTCCGGGTACGGCTCAGAAGGCGGTGACATGGCCGGGTCCACTCCTGAAACCGGCTCGGCCGGGGGTACCGGTCCTGAAGCCGATACTGATTATCCCCCGGGTGACATGGACTTGGAGTAAAACTTATATAAATATTATAAATGGCAACTGAAGTCAATAAAGGGTATGATGATGCCCAAGCAAACAACGAGAGTTCTAGAAGCACATTCATATATAAGGACTTGAATCTCTTTTTTACAAAGCATCCGGTAACAGATGATGTTAGTAAATTGACGGACATACAGGCCATAAAGAGAAGTGTTCGCACACTAATTCTTACTAATAAAGGAGAGAGATTATTTCATCCTGAGATTGGTAGTAACATTAATAGTTCTCTATTTGAATTATATACTCCAATTATGCAAGAAGAATTAAGACTTGCTATTAGTGATGTTATTAGACTATATGAACCTAGAGTTGTTTTACATGAAGTTATAGTTAATAGTGCCACAAGTCAAGATTTAGATCAGAATAGATTAAGAATTATAATTAAATTTAGTATACAAAATGTACCAAACGAAATAGAAGAACTAGAAATAGTCATGGACAGGATACGATAATGGCAGTCAACACAAGAGGCAAATTAGAGATTACAGATTTAGACTTTGATACTATCAAAGGAAATCTTAAAACGTATTTAAAAGGGCAATCTGAATTTACAGATTATGATTTTGAAGGTTCTGGACTCTCTGTTCTATTAGATGTCTTGACATACAACACACATTATAATGCCTTTATGGCTAACATGGTTGCTAATGAAATGTTCCTAGATACGGCAGTTAAAAGAAGCTCCGTAATATCGTTAGCCAAATCTTTAGGATATACACCTGTAGGATCCAAAG